ACGTTTGGCAGTATATCCCCGTGAGCAGTGTTATGGCGTTGGGGGCGTTGCGGTGCGGGGGGCGTTGTTATTTTTTGGGTCCCTCCCAACCTACACTGTATGTCTTTTTCGACCTAGATATCAATCTCATAAAAAAATATTTCGGAGAAATTTTTATGCCATATAAGGATTTGCACAAAAGAAAGAATATAGTAATAGGATGAGAAATAAACATAAAGGCATTAGCAATCCTATAAATTATTATTCATCCATCAAGATTCCCAAAAATATGAAAGAAACGCAATATCCAGGATATTACATTACTGAGGATGGCAAATCTTATAGAAAACCTGGAAAATGTGATAAGTATGAACAATATGGTAAGGTTAATGAATATGGTTTAATATACCTAAAACCAGGATTCAGAGGTCGTCCAGGGCGTCCAGAGCATCAATATGAATGCATCAATATTTCAATACGAGATGAAAATGGAAAATTTCTTAAACAAATCAAAAAAAGTATTCATCAATTAGTTGCAGAAGTATTTGTTCCTAATCCTGAGAGGCATAATGAGATATTACATATTGATGGGAATAATAGGAATAATCATTATAAAAATTTAAAATGGGGAACACATGAAGAAAACATGAAGATGATTGGTTTGCCAGAAGGTACAATTAAAGAACATATGCACGGCAACTCCCAACGAAACCCAACAAGGTATATCAAGAAAGATGGTGAGTGGATTTTAATTCCGAGTAATAGACCTCCTTGGAACACATTACCCGATGGAACTGTTAGGACGAGAAAGGTAAATGGTTCTCCTGCAAAGTTCATAAAACAAAATGGTAAATGGGTTTATCAAAGAAATACTCCCAAAAGAAATACTCCCAAAATAAAGAGTCCAAAAAAAGAACCATTGCCCGATGGAACTATTAGTATCCGTGCTGATGGTACTACATGGACAAAGGAAAATAGTAAATGGGTTTATCAAAAAAAAAATTCCGTACTATATAATGCGATAGTAAAATAAGTTACTATTAAAAAAATTCTGGGAAAAATTTTTCACAAAATATGGAAAAAATATATCATATATACGCAAAAGACATATGTATAGTTCACTCTCTAAAAGAAGAGGAATTTGATACTACCTGGAAATCATTGAATAATATGATTGGTTTGTTAAAAACTGATTATACTGAAGAGGATCTTTCATATGAAGAATTAACTATAAACAAAGAAATAATTTTAAATTCTTCACATTGACAAAACCCTATATAACTGATAAAATTAATTTGAAAATTCGTAAAAACTTATGGCAAAAGGATTCACAGTAAAAGCAGCAGCACCTCAGAAAACTGCCGAGGATTGGGACTATGATGCAATTAAGGAAAGAATGAAAGGAAAGAGTATTGTTTTCTGCTTACCTGGCAGAGGATGTTCTTTTATCTTTTTAAAAGCATTTGTACAACTTTGTTTTGATATTGTACAGAATGGAATGAGTATTCAAATTTCTCAGGACTACTCATCAATGGTTAACTTTGCACGGTGCAAATGTTTGGGTGCAAATGTTCTTCGTGGTCCAAAACAAATTCCTTGGGATGGTAAGTTGCAATATGACTATCAACTATGGATTGACTCGGATATTGTCTTTGATACAAACAAGTTCTGGCAACTTTGTGATTTAGCACTGAATAAGGATGGAGAAGACAAAGAGATTGTTGGTGGATGGTATGCAACAGAAGACGGACACACAACCTCTGTCGCACATTGGTTAGAGGAAGATGATTTCCGCAAGAATGGTGGAGTGATGAATCATGAAACCGTTGAATCAATTAGCAAGAGGCGGAAACCTTTCACAGTTGATTACAGTGGATTTGGTTGGGTCCTCATTAAGAAGGGTGTTTTTGAAAATCTAGATTATCCTTGGTTTGCTCCTAAGATGCAAGTCTTTGAATCTGGTGCAGTTCAGGATATGTGCGGAGAAGATGTTTCATTCTGTCTTGATGCTATTGAGAAAGGCTTTGATATCTGGTGCGATCCTCGCATTCGGGTGGGACATGAAAAGACTCGTATTATTTGATTTTAAGGAGATAACTTATGGCTTCTAAAGGTGGTATGAATAAGACGGTGTTCGACGTAGGAGCACCGAAGAAAACTCGTCAAGGGAAAAGTTCTCGAACGTTGCTCTCGGCAACTTCTCGTAATGCAAAACAAAAGAAATATCGAGGACAAGGAAAAGGTTAAATAGTATCAAAGATGCATAACTTAATATTATGTCATGTTTAATCACCAACCTACCTTCTGAGGAGGTTTGGGTTCGTAAAGAATACTTAACTGATCATCAAAGTGGGTTTGGAGAGTTTGTAAAAGGCGTTTGGGTATCGGCAAAGTCGATACCTGGGCGCACTTTTTATTTTGAGACTTACTTACCAGAGTATGCTGCAATGTATGACAAACTACCAATTAGTGCGTTTTTGTCTCGTCCAGAAACTCCGAATCCTGATATGGATTTACCTAACTTACAATTCTGGAACTGCATGGATTATGGTGTAGTATCCATTTGTAAGCAATTTATTGGTTCTATGGACTATGAATGCTATACAAGAGACCATGGACCTCAGAAAGGTTCTTACATTTGCACTTTAGATAACTATCATCAAGATCCAGATGTAATTGACTATGCAACTTCAGAGAATCCTGCAGAGCACAAGTCATTTAATCTTATTCAACTATATAATGGGCAGTATGCACTCTATCCAAACAATAGAATTCGCATATATGACAACAGTTTGACGCCAGAAAACCCCAAAACACCCGATTTTAAAGTATCCACAAGATACTATCAAGTTGAAAACAGTTATGAACGTCTTGCAATGGGTAATGAGGACGAATATTTCTGGAAAACATCACAAGAACGGGATAGCAACCCCGAAAAAAGTTCTGATTTAACAAATCAGGAGCTAAAATGACTAAACAAGTCGATAAAGATCAAAATTTTATAAAAAATCAGTGGGAAACTGAATATTTGGCAAGTGAATATGGTTGGGAGGACAAAATTGAACCTCAAAAGATGCTTCGTGAGATTACAAATGACCTTTTAACCCCCAAAAAATCCGATTTTGTTATACAAAATGAAATTCATGAAAAAATTCGTAACGATGATGACTATGATGATTGGGAGTATGGAACTGAACCAATTTATGAGTCAAAAATCCTTTATAAATAAGATAGAATTGTAATAATCAATGCCTTTAGAAAGGGTAAGTCAAGGTTTTAAGGACATTAGTATGACATTTCAGAACAATCCTCTGACTAATGATTTGATCGCCCTTAAAAATGAGTCTGCAATTGCTCGTTCAATACGAAATATTGTATTTACCCTTCCTGGTGAAAAATTTTTTAATGAAAATTTTGGTTCTAGAGTAAGTAGATCATTATTTGAAAACGTTGATGAAATTTCTGCATCAATTATCAATGATGAAATTCAAAATTCAATTATCAACTTTGAACCAAGAGTAAGTTTAATCGATGTTCAGACCATTCCTGATTATGATAATGGTGGTTTTAATGTAATTATTGTTTATAGAGTAGTTGGTGCTGACGTTCCAGCGCAGCAATTAGAGTTCGTTTTGCAGCCAACCAGATAGATGTCATTAGTAAATTTTTCAAACCTAGATTTCAATCAAATTAAAACTACTCTTACAGAGTATCTAAAATCTAATTCGAATTTCACGGATTATGATTTTGAAGGATCAAATTTATCGTCTATTATTGATGTATTGGCATACAATACTTACATCACATCATATAATGCAAATATGGTGGCAAATGAAGTTTTTATTGATAGTGCTACTCTTAGAGAAAATGTAGTATCACTTGCAAGAAATATTGGATATATTCCACGTTCAAGAAAAGCTGCCGCGGCAACAGTAAGTTTTTTCATTGACACATCTAGCATAACTCCCACACCATCCTCTCTAACCCTCCATAAAGGACCTGTAGCAAGCACCTCAGGTAGTTTTGGTAATCAGTCATACGTGTTCTGTATTTTAGAAGATATAACGGTTCCTGTGTTTAATGGTGTAGCAACGTTTGATGATCTTAAGGTATATCAAGGAACTCTTCTAACAAGCAGATTTACTATTAGTACTCGAAATTTAAATCAAAAATTTATTTTGCCAAATAGTGGTATTGATACTGATTTAATTTCTGTAACTGTAAGAAATAACGAACAATCTACTAATTCAACAAAATATACTCGTCAAGATAATATTTTTGAAATCAATCAAGATTCTAAAATTTTCTTTCTTCAAGAAATTGAAGATGAAAGATATGAACTTATTTTTGGAGATGGAATATTTGGTAAGAAACTTGAAGAAGGAAACTTTATTGAAGTTGGGTATATCACTTCAAATGGTGATAGTGCAAATGGTATAAATCAATTTACATTTGCAGGGAGAATTACATATAATAGAAACTCTACAGAATATGCAGTTACTTCTGGAATTTCATTACTGACCACAGGATTAATTGCGTCGGGTGGAGAAAATATCGAATCTGTTGAATCTATCAAAAGATATGCACCAAGAATATATGCATCTCAAAATAGAGCACTTACTGCAAGTGATTATGAAACATTAATTCCTGCAAAAATTTATCCAGAAACTGAATCTATTTCTGTATTTGGTGGAGAAGATTTGGTTCCTCCTCAATATGGAAAAGTTTTTATTACCATCAAACCAAGAACTGGTGATTTTTTACCAAACTTAATTAAAGAAAATATTAAACGTGACCTTAAAAAATATTCAGTTGCTGGAATTGTTCCTGAGATTTTAGATTTGAAATATCTTTATATTGAGATAAATTCAAAAGTTTATTATAATACTAATCTTGCTCCAAGTTCTGATTTTGTATCAAGTATTATACAGGGTAACACAACCAAATATGCAGAATCAACTGAATTAAATAACTACGGGGCAAGATTTAAATATAGCAAATTTCTAAAAACTATTGATGAAAGCCATGAGTCAGTAACTTCAAATATTACAACAATTCAAATGCGAAGAGACTTGAGAGTTGTATTAAACACATTTACTGAATATCAAATTGGTTTTGGGAATGAGTTTCATATTCATAGTATGAGTGGTTTTAATATTAAATCTTCTGCGTTTAGAGTATCAGACATACTACAAAATGTTTATATTTCAGATCTTCCAAATTCAGATGGAAAAACTGGATCTTTATTTCTATTCACAGTTCCAGCATTAAATTCAACAACACCAACGATAGTAAAAAGAAACATAGGTAGAATAAATTATAAACAAGGTATAATAATTATAACTCCAATAAATATTCAAGCAGGGAAAATAAAAGATGGTCAAACAATTGTTGAGTTCTCAGCAACTCCACATT